GCTGCTGCTCGTTCTGTTGCTTCCGTAGCGGCTCTAGTAGCCCGTGTAGCACTCCACTTCTGGTAGCCGCCCCAAGCTAATACCGCCATCAACGCCCATGCCCAAATTGGCACAACGCGAACAATGCCAAGAAAAATAGGCATTAAGCCCACCCGCCCTTACGTTGAGACTGACGATAGTACAGAACAGCAATGCCAACCACCACCAGCACAATCGGAAGCAAAAGGTGAGTCGGCACACCGAGCGTATCGACCACCAATGAACGCACACGACTCATTGGGCCAGCAAGCCCATCAGTTGCTTCAGCCACTAGACTGATGGCACCCGTCGCCAACGCGGCGACACCTGACCTGTTAATCTGGCTAGCAGTTGGTTTACTTTCTGCTTCAACTGCTTGTGGCATCGGCATCGGCGCCTGTCCCGGTTCCGGCTGCAAATATAATGCAGCTTCACGAGCACGCCGCGCGGTCAATCCCGGCAACTCTCGCAACATGCCAGTATTTGGGTCTTTGGCTTTGTTCCACAACCCAAACGCACGGCTTGCCGCTTGCCTATCCCTCGCGTTATGTGCACGCAAGACGGTTGACTGTGCAAAACCACTGACACCAATGTTGTATGCAAGCGAAACCATTGCACCAAGTTCGTTTGGACTTGGGTCAACTTTACACAACTCGCGTACAGCACGGACACGTTCAGTCAAATCTTCGCACAGCCAGCGATCCGCATCTTCCTGCGTACACGTATCACCGGGACGAACGCCGTCCGTTTCTCCCCAACCGATTGTCCAAACACCGGCAGGACAGCGATACGCTACCAAGCTCAAACCTTCGCTTTCGGCAATTTCCGCCACAGCCGACATGGGTATCGGCCACGGCAAAGAAGATGAAGGAAGGTTCATTTGCTTACCTATTGTGTTTAGGCAACCCGAAGCAGCCCGGTAGACGCATCATTAGTCGGCATCGTAAGCGTCAGTGTGCCTGCAGTAACCGTTTGCGCAGAAAACGTATACACCGCCACAGCTTTGTCTGATTGCGTGTCGTTATAGATCAACACTGCATCAGTCGGGCCGATAGTAACAGTCGTATACACGATGGAAGCCGAAGGCGTCCAGTATGCCGTTGTTCCTGAAGACGTTGGAGCCGTAGCGTTTGTAACCGCTACACCGCCCGCTGTATATCCTGTACCCGTAACTTCGCCCGTAGACGAGTACGTCGCTGTAGAAGCATTAACCGTAGCCGACGACAAATACAAAGCTGCTTTGAAATCGTCTTTCGTAGTTCCACCACGCGCCACGGTTGTACCAAAGGCATGAATGCCATTCAGCATGTCAACCTTGAACGAAGTGCAGATTGCCTGTGTGTTCGCCATTTAAGTCATCCCAAAAAGTTGGTTTTGAATCGCGGCATCAAGACCCTTCTTGAGCCTAGCATGTGCACTCTTCTTAACAATTTCGCCATTAAGAGAGTATTCTTCAACAAAGGTAATCGCCACGTCATCTTCCAACCATTCGTGTCGGTAAGTCAAAGACGCAATAGGCAAATTGCCTTTACTTGTATAAATTAGCGGTTCATCTTGCATGTTACGCCCTATAATTACCAGAACGAAGGTTTCCGCCTGCGTACTGCGTCAACAGTTTGAGGTTAATTGCGTATTGTTCAGCATACGTCTTAGTGACATCATCTTCCGACTTCATGAACGCTGCCGCTTCTACAAGCGTGCCATAAAACAAAACAAAATCAAAATTGTTGCCCAACCACGATGTTCCTGCCGTTACAATTGTTTCGGGATAGTAGAAATAGTGCAGTTCCACCGTGTAAAAATCATCTGGGGTCGGTGCCACTTGCATCGTATCTGCGTCAAAAATCGCATAATACTTTGGCAGCGCAGTGGCTGTCGGATTTGGGTATGCTTCTCTCAAAAAATTGACATCTTTTGGAAGAAGGTACGAGTATTCCCCAGAAGAAACTACCGCAAACTCCCACGGATACAAAAAGTCTGACGGAAGCGTAACATACGAATTTCCAAGTTGGGTAGAACTTGTCGCATTTTTTCGCAAAGCAGGAATCTTCACTGCTTGATAAATGCGCTTCTCTGCGTTCTTAACAAACACAGGAATATTCACCACAAACGTTTCGTCTGTGTTCTCTGTTTCCGCTATGATCGCGTTGTATAGCTCAGAATAGTTCACGCGAATCTTCCAAAGCAGTATCAGGACGCGGATCACGCAAGGCTTGCGGATCACTCATATCAACACGACCAATGCGGTATTGCGGGTGATCCGGTTCCCAACACGTAGGACACACTTTGATGTTGGTCAATTTCTCGTTAACCGTGATCTTCTTCATCAACGACAACTTCACACGAAATCCGCATCGATCACAAAAGCCGAAAGCATTTTTACCTGATGCAAACCCCTGACTCACAACGACATCCTCGCAGGAACAATTCGCATTGTCACACGTTCACGATCTTCTGTCGAAGCAATATTCCAAGCTTCTTCGTAATCTGACTTGAGCCGCTCAAGTCGCGATTCCGCTTCGGGGCGCTTGGTCGCAATCTTATACGCCAAACCTGCTACGAGGCAAGGAAGAAATCGTTGGGGGATGTCAAATGTCAATTCACCAGACGTACCCGAATCCTGAATGCGCCGCATGCGCCAATAGATCAACGAGTATGTATCGTCGGCAGGAACAGGCCACACAGAAATACGCGGCACCGTTTGTCTATCAACCCAAATCTGAACCGGGCGCCCTGTAGTAGTCTTTTTTGGGATTGTCGCGTAGGTAGCCATGCTGACACGCGTAATAGCGATATCAACGCCATCCTTGCGAATTACTGACTCAAGCAAATCAATCGTATCTTCAGGCAGCAAATACTGGCTAATGCCTGTAAGCAATGCGATTGCACCTTGCTCTACCGTCCAAAGATTGTATCCTCTGTTTGCCCAATCTAGTGCGAGAAGATTGAGGCTACGACGTGCTGTTTTAAGGTCATATCCCGAACGCAATTCCAAGCCACACTGTTCGTATGCCTCTTCCACAATCTCAATTAAGTCGAGATTGAAAACTGACGTTCCGCTAGTAGCCATTTATTTCCTGCGCACTTTGCCGCCGCATTTCAACCCGGCTTCTTTTTCGCGCCTGTCAAGCGTCTGCTTGGGGTTAAGGAAATTCTCACGTTTTGGAGACGCTGAGGAAGCCCCGTCCGACGCTTTCTTAGGGGCGAAGTTAGGGCTTAACTGCTTGCTGCCGCCAGGGAGCGCGGTTCGCTTGCCAACGAGCTTTTCTGCTTCCGCGCGGGATGGTTTCATGGCTTCATCCGTTCTTGCTGAGTTTGCCGAAACCACGAGTAGCGCAGCCATTGCCGCGAACCGAGCCGCCCTTAGCATACCCCATCGACTTTTTTTCAGCAACCTCGTGCTCGATCATGTCCCGGGGCGCCTTCTTGCGCTTCATGAAAGAAATTTCCCGGTCCATCATTTTCTTTGATTCAGCCATAGCATTAACCATAGAAAGTAGTTACACCAGTCACGCCAGTAACTGTAGCGTGAATATCTGTCAGAAAACGAACTCCCTTAGCAGGAACGATCACGTTGGTAGTACCCGTGTTGTTCACTGTCAAAAGAGTCGTGCCTGACGCGCCGCCATCTTTGTACACAACAGTACCCGTGCCAGTCAGGAACACGCCACGAATGCGCGAGGGCGCAGCATAGACGGTTCCTGTGGCAGTCAGATACGATGCCTTGACATCAGTATCCATTGTTAACCCCTATCAACCAGCAGGATGCTGCGAACCAGCCGGCGAACGCTGAATATACGTAACGGTAGTGATGAATCGACCGGCACCAAGCGTACCTGTGCCAACCACATCACGAATGTACACCGTGGTGTCTGCAGAAGTCGAAAGCTGCCAAGCAAGCTGCGTAGCGGCGGTGGCAGTGCCTCGGAAACGCCCACCAGCAGTAGTCGCAACAGCAGCCGAAAGCTGTGCGCCGCCAGAAGCCGTGCCCACCGAAATCGTGGTGGTGCCGGTAGTCGCAGCAACGACTTGATCATGCGTGATGTCAATGATCTGCGCACCAGCAGGCAGAATCATTGCCGCAACGTCGTAGTTTGCTTGAGTGGCACCTGTCAAATCGCCTGAATCATACGATTGAGACAGCACGACAAGACCCGCATTACGCGAAGCGCCATCTTTGACAGTGCCCGCACGAACCGGGCCAGAGAAGGTAGTAAATGCCATTTTTGTGACCTTTCAAACTGTTGTTTGGTCAAATCTGCCGAGACAGTCAACAGTTAATTCAATTCTCGGATGGACAAAGAGGGACACGAAGCCCCTCTTTGTTGTATTGCTTCATGCTAGTCAAGAAATGCCTGATTAGCTACCTGCCGAGCCCCACACGCCAAGGTGATCGGACCAGCCGAAGCTGTAACGCTCACGAGCCTTGTAACGCGCGTTGCCGGTATCGAAGTCGCTGTCCATGCCTGTCTTCATGGGC